TGTACCTACTGCCATTATGAAATCTCGCTTCCGTATGCGTTGAATGAAACGTTTGCGCTAGATGCGTAGACCGTAAGTACGTCTGTTGCACCAAGCGTAATTCCTGCTGTGATAAATGTTGAATCAGATGCAGGTACTGTTGCTCCGTATACAATGTACTCTTCTGCAGATAGAGCAGAACCAGCAACGCGTACCGCGATGCGGTATGTAGCAGCAGTAGATGCCTGATTACATACTGAGATGGTAGACACTACAGTCTGCGTTGCAGACGGTACTGTATATAAAGTTGTTGCGGTTGTTGCGCTTGGGTTGACCTGACCAAGCACCTTGTAAGTTGTTGGCATTTATTTCTCCTTAGTGTTGGTTAAGCACCCATTAGCATTAATGGGTTGAATGTTTCGCCTTGTGCGGTTCCAGCAGAAATTGATGTGATTTTACCAGCAGAGTCTACAACGACTGTAGCAAGAGTGTATGTACCAGCACTTGCGCCAGTAGCATTTGCCCAAGAAGATACAGTTCCATTGGTAGTTAGGTACTTACCTGAGTTACCAGTCTGGCTAGGCACGACATACTGAGTAGAGTCTGTAGCAACAAGAGTTTTGCTTGACGGAATCGTTGTTCCATTGATAGACGTAGCGGTAGCAACACCAAGGACTGGAGTAACAAGCGTTGGGCTTGTATCCACTACGAACTTAGTACCAGTACCAGTCTGTGATGCAATCGAAGTTACATTGCCAACAGATGTGATAGGACCAGTTAGGTTAGATGGAGCAAGGATTACGTTATCAATGTAGTACTTGGTCGCTGCATCTTGTGCATTAGTAGGGTTTCCTAGACCTGTAATCTTGTTGGTACCCATAGCAAGTGGACCAGACATTGTGCTGCCAGTCTTAAGAACTACTGTATCCGAGAAGTTTGCTGTATCAGCCAAGGCTGCAGCAATCTCATTAAGTGTATCAAGAGTAGATGGTGCTCCATCGATAAGATTGTTAATTGCAGTTCCAACATATGCTGTGGTTGCTACCTGTGTGGTGTTAGTACCTGCTGCAGCAGTTGGAGCGGTTGGGGTTCCAGTCAGTGCTGGGCTAGCAAGTGGAGCATAGGTGCTCGCTGCTGTAGATGTTCCTAACTTACCATCAATCTGAGTTTGGATGGCAGATGTAACACCATCAAGGTACCCAAGTTCAGTTGCAGATACTGTCGATGATGGAGCAATCTTTGTCCACTCAATTGCAGCAGATGCATTGATGTCGGCATTGACAACGCTATTGGTAAGGGCTAACTTACCATAGGCAACTTGAGCAGAAGAGTTAATATCTGCATTCACAATTGTTCCGTCAGCAATCATAGTTGATGTGACGGTGCCAGTATCGCCAGCGGTAATTGCTGTACCTGAAATCTTTGTTTTATCAATTGCTGCTGCAGAGTTGATGTCAGCGTTAACGATTGTTCCATCTGCAATCTTGGCAGATGTAATTGCAGAATCTGCAATCTTTCCAGTTGTTACGTTCAGGTCAGCAATCTTTGCTGTTGTCACAGCAGAAGGAGCAAGTTTGCCTTCGGTAACTGATAAGTCATCAATCTTGGTTGTGCCAACGGCACCAGTTGCAATCTTACCACTTGTGATAGCAGAGTCCGCAATATCTCCAGTAGCAATTGTAAGGTCTGCAATCTTAGCAGATGTGATTGCGCTGTCTGCAATCTTGGCTGTTGTTACATTGGCATCTGTAATTTTAGCAGTTGTAATAGCATTCGATGCAATCATACCATTGGTAACGGTGCCTGTTTGGGATGTAAGAACTACTGTATCAAGTTGAATTCCGTGTGCGGAATCTCCAGCATTTGTAGCAACTTTCTCAATATGCTGATTGGCTTCGCGGTAATCGCGACCAATTGCCATATGGCGTACTACTGCACCAGCAGAGTGAGCCTGACCAGTCGAGCCATCTACACCACGAGTAATTGTAAGCGTGTTGGTTGCTACCGCCGTGACATCTACAATTTCTTCAAGCGCTGTATCTGGGTCAATGACAACTGTAAAGGTTTCACCTGCCGAGATGGTTGTACCACCAAGCAGTGCTGTACCTGATACTACAGTCGCTGATGTACCAGATGATGTAAGTGCGCCAGTCAGCGTTGTCTGCTGCGAGCGGGATGAGTATTTTCTAGTTGTCATTGCTGGTCCTTATCGGCGGGAGTAGTGAACACGAATTGGGTAGTTTGCCTGCTGAGATTTTGTCTCTTCGTTAAGACGCTGTGTATAGAGCGCATAGAGTTGTTTAGTCGCACTCTGTGATGCACCATATGGGCGCTTGCTGTCAGTCTCATCCGCCTGTGGGCTGACCTGTGATGCACGTGCTGGGTCAAGGAATGAGAGTAAACGATAGGCTGCGCCTAGGATTACTACATCTCTTGTTGACTCAGGTAGTCCAGTCACTGTTGTATATACATCTGTGTTTGCTGCAAAAGTGTTAGGGTCTGTTGCATAGATAACCTTGACTGTACGACCAGCGATAGGTGCCTCACCTAGAGTTACAGTTTGTACCTGGTCAGTACTGGTATATCCAAATGCTTCAGGGTTTGCGAATGCGTCAAAGTCCCAGCGACGAATTGGAACCCACTCTTTGGTAGGTCCGATGTCTTGCCAGGTTAGGCTCAAGATATTCTTAACGTTTAGATTAGCGAATGCGTATGTAGATACCGCAGCATTAAAGGTAAAGGTTGTTGACTTGACGGCAAAGATGCTTGCTCCAAGGGAGCGGATAGTATCGTTGATTGCACGCTTGACTGTAAAACGCGGGAAGGTAGGTGAGATAGTTACCTTCGCATCAACAGCGTGTGTGGCTGGTGTTGTGCCAAGATAGCCACGTCCGTAAGGAGATACTGTTGCAGTGTTTGCTACGCGGTCAAATGAATCTACCCAGAGCAACTCTTCGTCAATCTCAAGGATACCCTTACCTACTGAGTCAGTAGAACCTAGGCTAAGCACAAGAGGGGAAGCGCTTGTAGAGGTTGTGGTTGTTACCGCAGCGGATAAGTGCGTGGCTCTATCTTGCTGGAATGTATACCCTGCAAGGTTGATTAGAACCTCGTCAATCATATTAGTTAATGTTGTCATTAGGCGTCTATGCTCCTTAGCGCTGCAGGGGCTGCAAGCCCAGTTGTTCCAGCAAGTTCGTTACAAATACCATCAATGTCCTTGAACTTGTCACGTGTGCGTGATGATGACGCCTTGATATTCAAAGCACCAACTGTAGAAAGTCCAGTGGTACTAGCCCAGCGATTAGCAGCACCTTGTTCGTCAAGATACTTAGCGACATCAGTGATACCTGCCAGCCTATTGAGTTCTGCTGTAAGGCTGCTACCTGCTTTGCCTAGTGCCATTGTTAACCTTCCTTAGCGTTTTGGTACGATTAAATTTGATTTCTTCTGGGCTGCCCCAAAGAATGCTTTGTAGTAATGTTCATCAAAAGAGAATCGCTTCATATGTGGAGCAGTCGCACCTGTGTGACAGTAGACTGGAATCTCTGCCTGGTCACATAGTGCGAAGAAGTAAATGTCTTCTCCGATAAACTTTGTCCCGCGTCCCATTTCCATAAACAGTGGTGAGTCAGGAACAGTTGCCCGAATCTTCTCAACCACACTGCGGTGCATAAGGACGAATCCCATACCCGCTGCGCCTACCTGAATCAACTTATCTTCTGGCATTGGGTGTAGTCTTGTCAGACCAAACCCGCCATCTTTATTGTCGACAAAATTAAATACAGTCGGCATCGGAATCATCAAAGGTTCCTCAGGGTTATCTGTTGTGAAGTAAACTCCAGTTACGATAGGACGCTTCTCAGCATCTCGACTATCCCAAAGTTTCTTGAATGACTCAGGACTAATTACTACATCCGAGTCAACCCATAGAAGCCACTCTGTGTCAGTCTTGTCATACCAATATGTGATGACAGTCTCACGCTGTCTAGCAATCTGGTTGCCCTGACTGCGTAGAGTAGACTTAAATTCTAATCCTGATTTAAGCATAACGTCGCAGACGCCCTGCATAAACTTCCCATCAACCATTCCGTTATCGCACCAGGCGATTGAAATTGTTTCTTGCATTTGTCCCCTGCTTTCTTATTTCTTCTTTGCTCTTGCGTTATCCACAAGATTTGGATAAGGTCTTCCTGCCTTCTTAGCCATTGCTTTAGCCTTAGCCTTCTGAGCAGGTGTAAGTGGTGTTGACTTCTTCTTAGGGTTCTTCTTATCCCAGAATGCTTTCTTCATTACCACTTCACCTTATCTGCCCAGTATGCTGCACTCATCTTACCCTTAGCAATGTTCGCCTTATGGCGAGCCTTGAATGACTTCTGACGGGCGGTTGGCTTCTTGTCGCCAGTAACACCCTGTTGACCAAAGCGAATAGTCTTAACCTTTGCACCTTCTTTAGCCACAACAACGTGTGATTTGGTTGGGTGGTTAGGCGTACGCTTTGGCTTGTTAAAGCCTGATACTCCTGCTCGCTTTAGTCTTGGGTCACTCATTAGTAGTTGCTCATTCCTTGCTGTGCTAGAAACGCAGCCTTCTGCGCTGGAGTCATATTAGATGGGCTTGTGCGGTCCTTGTAGGCTTCTTGCGCTTTCTTGGCGCGGGCGCGTTCCTGTGCTGTACGCTCTGCAATTTGCTTTGCTTGCGCTGCTGCAATAGCCCTAGCGAGTTCTCTTTCATTTGCATATCCAGAGTTCATACCAGTTTTCTTTTTTGCTTTTGCGGAGGCAATAGCGTTGGCAAGTTCTCTTTCGTTTGAGTATCCTGAATTCATCCCTGGCATTTACTTCTTCTTGCCCATCTTCTTAACAGCCTTCTTGACCATCTTCTTGCCTGACTTCTTTGATTCCATCTTTGCCATTGCCATACCTTTTGCTGTGTATGGGAATTCTTTCTTTCCGACTTTTGGCATTATATTGCTCCTACTTCCTTGAGTACTTCGGTTGTCTTCTTGGTTATATCTTTTGTCTTTGGCATTGTGTTTGCATCATATGGCTTACCCAATGTTGCTGACGCTTCGTATGCTGCTTGCACGTGAGCACGAGTTGTGCCCGCTGGCTGGATACCTTGTGCTCTCGCATCTCGGTAAGCCTGCAACTCTGATGTCCACTTCTTATCTGAGATGTCTCTGGTGGCATCACCAGTTCCCAGTTCAAGAGTTCCTATCTTGCAACCAAAGCAACCTTCTACATATTCAGGATGCTTTTGTATTTGATGTAGATTCATTTGTCCCCTACTGTGCTGTAAAGTTTGCCTCTGTTACGCCGATACCGCCTGCGATAAGTTCAGCCTTAGTAGCCTCATCAACTGTATAGTCGTAGCCACCTTGATAAACAACGTCATAGTCACGAAGGTCTTCGTCTACTGCATAGCGTAGAGTCGAGTAGGTTGAACCAGACTTGACAACAGTAATACCACGCTTCAACTTGTAGAAGTAGAACAGGCGGTGCCCGCCTGCTGGACCTTCTTCTACAGTTGGACCTCTGAATGTATAAGTTGTCATTGTTCTCCTTAGTGAACTTACTGATGAGGCTAGGTTTCCCTAGCCCCACCCGTCAATCAACTAAGCGATTGATGAACCTGATTCGATTCGGAATAGTGCTTCTTCGCGGTAGCGAGCAAAGCCGAGTACGCCGTACCAACCCATTGGGCGGTGACGCATCAACTTGTCAACTACTGGTCCGATGACTACGTGTGGCTCTTCTGCCACTGCTTCAGCAAGTGCCTGCTGTCCTGCGACGATTGTGCGGTACACCTTTGCAGATGAAGCACCATCAGTTGCAGTGAACAGACGTGAAGACTCTACGAAGTATGCGCCTTCGTATGTTCCGATTTCTCCCGCCCAGATGCGGTCCTGTGATGAACCGTACTGATTTGGAAGAAGCCATCCTGCTGAGCCTGTTTCTGCACGAAGGTCGTGTGAAACTTCTGGGTGAATACCAGTCCAGTAGAGTGAACCCTTGCGACCAACTGCTTGGTTAGCGCGGAGTTTCGCAACTGCACGACGAATGTTCGCAGATGAGATTGTTGCAGCAGCAGTGATTGTTGCTGTTGATGTTGCAGTTGAACCTGAGTAGATGACGTTTGTGCCACCACGAAGTGTTGTCATTGCAACTCGGTCAATTGAGTCTGCGAGGTTGTAAGCGATGATGTTAGCAATTGCTGGGTCAACATCTGCAAGTGAGAAGAGTTCGAGCGCACGTGTTACCAATACTGAGTTACCGTACTCGTTAAGAGTAATTGTAACTGAGGTTGGTGTTGAGAGCGCTACTGCATCTGGGTCAGTATCTTCTGTGAGTGTTGATGTTGCAGCAGAGAGGTCAACGTAGCGCTGTAGAACTACTGATGAACCTGGCATTGCTTGCTGTGCTGGGCGCTTGTCGGCAACTGAGCGGATGAGTGGCTCTGAACGGAGTGCGAACTCCAAGAGACGGTCATAAGCCCGCTGTACCAGACCAGCAGCACCAACGGTACCTCCGAGTGTGGAGGACCCTGTTCCTGTGTATGCGTTTGGCATTAGGTTATTTTCCTTTAGTGTTAGAAACTATGATTTATTTTTGTGAGTAAATAAGATTAATGAGTTCTTCCGAGGATTGTGCCTGGTCGATTCTCATATTTATATCTTCTGCTCTGTCGGGTGTTAGTGCACCCTGAGTAAGAATGTCTTGCTGACGTAATGCAGCGCGGTCCATCTCACTCGCTTGCGGTGCTTCCTGAGTAGGAGTAAGCCCGAACAAATCTCCGTTATCTTCTAGCCAGTTATTCACTGACTCTTCAGATACATCGTCGATGTCCTTGAGGATTAGTCGTACTGCTTTAGGATTCACACCCTTTTTTTCTAGGACTTCTTTGACAGTTCGCTCACGCTGCGACTTGGTTAATCCCTCAAGTTGCTCAGTGAGTTCCTTAATACGTTTCTCGTCATTACGCTTGGCTTTCCGCAACTTCTTTAAGAGGTCACTTCCATCCATTTGTGTTTCAGATACATCAGTATCTAGGTCATCGTCTTCATCGTCCCAGTAGTTGTTGCTCATAGCAACTGCCACCCTTCTCTATTAGTTAGTTCGCAAGCCTCAGATTCATTCGGGGAAATGGTCTGGCTCTTACTACCAGTCTTTTACGCTGACGGGGCTGGCGGGTCCGTTCAGGATTCTATTTTTAGATTAAGCCTTGTGCTCGGCTTCTTGATGCTAGGCGCCCAGCACCCCCACTGAAGCGACCAATCTCTTCGCCAATCAGTGACTGTTCTTGCTGTATTGCTCTTGCCTTCTTCTTGAGTTTAGATTCTTCAAGGAGAGCCTGAGCATCTGCAGTTTCTACATCTTGACCAGTACGCATTTCAAGGAACTTCTCATATGTAGGAAGAGCCTGAGCGATAGTTGTGTAGCCTGCCTGTGCCTGGGCTTGTGTAACTCCAAGACCTTGAAGTTCTGTTGCGGTAGCAAGGCTTGTCTTTAGATTCTGAGCAAGTGCTGCACCACCAATCTCCGCTGCAGCAACCTTCTTCTGAAGGACTGGCAACTGAGTCTTAGGGTCAAGGATTGCAGCAAGGATGTCGCCATCTGATACTGCAGAGTAAAATGTTTGGAATGCCTTCTTGACCTCAGGCAAAGCCTGGAGTCGAGCATAGGCTAGGTTCATACGGTCTGTCACATCTACCGCATCCATACGATTACCAATAAGTGTTGCATAGTAGTCGCGGTTTGCTAGAGATGTAGCACCGTATGCTGTGAAAACCTTCTTGTATTCGTCCTCAGCCTTGAGGTATGTTGCATCATCAAGGGTAGGAAGTCCTGCTTCTTTTAGTTTAACGTTACCAGCAAAACGCTTATTGTACTCAGCGTTGTAGCGTGTGTCATTCTTAAGAAGTGTAAGGAGTTGCTCGCTTGAAATCTCTGGGTATTCGCTACGAATCTTGGCGATAGTAGCAGCCATACCCTCTAGTCCATATGAAGTTAATGTTCTTGCAAGGATTGCATCACTTGCTGCATCGAATGCTGATACTTCTTTAGGTGCCTTGACTGGACCGCCAACGGTCTCAGATGAACCATCACTATAGAAAAGAGTTACGCTTCCATCTGGATTGACTCTGCGGTTAGTAATAGTTTTACCAGTTGCTGGCGCTGGTGGAGGTGTAGCACCAGGTACGTTCTGACCAGTAATGTAGTTAGGTGTAACTGTTCCTGTCTGGGTCGATACACCAGGAACTCCTTGACCAGTAATGTAATTAGGAGTAGGAGTAGGTGCATATCCAGCAGGAGCGCCACCAATGGTTACTGTTGGCTGCATAGTTGTTGCTGGTCGATAGCCAGCAGGAGCGCCACCGATAGTTACTGTTGGTTGCAAACCAGTCCTAGTAGCAGCAACCTGTGCCGCAATCTCTGCTGCGCTTAACTTCTTTCCTGAACCACCAGATTCTGCAAGTCTCGCCATTATTACATCACTCCAAAGTTGCGTAGTACAGTCCTAGTGTCGTTAAGAACTTGGCTTTTGAATGTATCGCTTCCAAGATACTCGCTGCTTTTATACTCAGCACTCTTATATTCATTTACATTCTTGAATGTTCCATCAGGATTAGTAACATCTGTCATATCTTGTGTCTTAATTTGGTCTTCAGGAACACCGCGAATCTGCGAACGAAGGGTGATGTATGGCTGCAAACGTGCACGCACAGTCTGACCTGGCTTAAGACCTTCTGCTAACTTACCCCACTGTAGGGCTGCAGAACGGTTAATGTCATCTTGAACAGTATCCCAAGCCTCAGGGCTACGGAGAGATTTACCTGCTAGGTTGTATACAGTTCTATTGCTAACTGGTATTCCGTTCTCATCGTACTGTGCACGAATCTCACGGACTCTCTTACCCAATTGACCTTCATCTAACTTCTCTGTAGCGGTCATATCGCCTGCAAGGGCGCTAGATGTTAGAGCAGATAGGCGCTTATTAGCGACAGACATAATAATATCTTCGCGTTCCTGGGCGGTCATACCACCCTTAACCTTCTTCTCTCTAGCATTGAGAGCCTCTTGGTATGCTTTAACCTCAGCCTTTGTTGGCTTTTCATTGAATACATTGAGGAAGAAATCATTTAGATTTGACTTAGCCTCAGTAGTATCTGTAAGGATAGGTCCTGTTGACTCTTGCTTATAGCCACCAGACTTAAGGTATGAGGCTACCTTTGAATCTTTCTTAGCCAAATCAAGTACAGCATTGACGTCGCCAATACCTCTTTGCTCACCTACTGCTACCAGTTTAAGTACAGCAGTAAAGTCTTCAGGTGTGACCATACCATCAAAGGTAGGTGCAAAGTTCTTTGGATAAAGACCAGCGTTAAACATTCTCTTCTGGAATGCAATACGGTCCTTAGGTGGTAAGTTCTTAATATAAGACTGCTCGTACCCTGGCTTATAGATTGTTCCAGTTATAGGCTGACCAGTTATTGGGTCTTGACCACGTGATACGCCAGTAATTATCTTGCTCTTAGAACCACTTGTACCAGTTGATTGTCCTGCAATTAAGGCAAGTTCTTCTTGTGCTCTAGCAGATAATGTTGCACCTGAGCCTGACTTAGTAGGACCAGGAGATGGACTAGGATTAGGAGTTGGTCCCGTTGTCATTATTTACCTTCCAATTCGCTTGCGAAAAATGCATAGAACATCTTCTGGAAATCTGGGTTTGCTTCGATAACCCACTCTGCTTGCGCTGCAAGCCAGTCACGCATTGCTTGTTCTGACCGAGCACCAGTAAACTTCTTCTTACCTAGGTTATTAAGTGCTGCCTGGCGTAGAGCCATATAGTCACGTAGCGCTACTATTGAAGGTAGGTCCACGAAGCGCTCATCTTGGGCAAGGTCTTCAAGTTGATTAATAATTCGACCACGCTTGTTAGGGTCAAACTCAACTACTGGACCACCACCCATAGAATCCTTGAGTGTCTGAAGTGCTTCTGAATATTGATTCTTGTCCAGTTCGCCTGCATCTACTCGTGTCATTAGTGCGTCACGAACGGCATAGAATCGCTGATTGTTAACCTTATCGAGAATCTGCTTAGGCGATAACTTCTTCTTTGTATCGTGGATAAGATTCCACTGGTACATTTCTGTAGATAGTCCGCCACCTGGCATCACGTATCCCCATACATCCTTGTATCTAGATGCAACATCTGGGTTAGATACCACAAAGTTATATGAATCCCAGTTAGATGGACCATTGCCAGCACTTGCTGTAATGAGTGCAAATGCCTGAGATGCACCGTATAGGTTCAAGAAGTCATACCAACTCTTGTTCCAGTCACCATCATTGTTCTGATAGATAGTCTGGAAGTCCTCGTATAGTGCAGTCTGAAGAGTTGTATCCCCATCTTGGTCCTTAGCAAGACCCTGTTGTAGCAAAGCCATAGGCGATACAAGACCGATAACACCACGCATAATAGATTCCCAGCGAGAGAATGTATCTGTATCACGTACCAAGCGTGCTTGGTCTTCAGCGTTATCTAGGTTGTAGTTACCACCTGATGCTAGGTAGTTCATTACTGGCTTAAAGTTAGAAGCATATGTCTGCTCCATACCAGTAACTCCACCGATAATCTTATTCCAGTTACCAGGTAGAATTGCTGTCTGCAATCCACCACTGAAGTCTGCACGTCCGAATGGGAATAACCACTTCTGGATACCCATTGGCATATTGTCAATAAAGTTATTATTGAATGTGCTAAGTGCGCTTAGTGGCAGGGTTACACCAGGACCAATACCTGGAAGCAGGGTACCTGCACCGAATGCAAAGTTAAATGACATAGGGTTAGCAGAGAATGCTATAGGTGCACCTGAATAGTTAGCACCCGTCATAGTCTTAGCCAACTTAGCCATCACTGTTCCAGCGAATGGTACAAAGAACTGTCGTTGCCCAGAGTCAGGGTTGGTAAAGAAGAATCCCTGGTTAGGGTCGTAGTAATCTTCTGCATCTGTCATCAAGTAAATGGATGAAGACTGTGGGTTTTGTGTCCACTGAAGAGCCTTGACAGCCTTATAGACAGTGCCTACGTTTTCTGTACCTAGTTCACTCCACTTTCGTATTGTGTTCTCCCAGGCTGCACCGAATGGTGCAATCAAACGTAGTTGATGGAAGATAAGTCGCTTCTCTTGTGCGTTATAGAACAGACCCTTTACCTGATTGCGTGCATATGTATCAGCATATGCGTGTGCGTCCTCAAGTGACATAGGACCCTTGCCATCTGCTGACTTAAATGCACTCCATACTGGGTGCTTTTGACCAATAGGCTTGCCTGCACGTTGCAATGGAGTAAGTGAACTCTGTGCGACTTCCTGAAGTTTAGCCTTAGCGTTAGAGTCTAGAGCCATTGCTATACGATTGATAGCATCCCAGTAAGACTGGCGGTACTCTGGACCAAAAGTAGAATTCTTTTCTAATTCTGTAGCCTTGTCAAAGAACCATTCTACGAAACTGCGCTTGTCCATACCAGATTCGACATATGCCAAATTCTTAGATGGAACATTTACTAGGACATCATCCCATCGTCCAGCAGTTGAAAATGTGTCTCGCAAGTTACGGGCAAAAGTTGCCTGTGCATCAAGCAGTGCTTTCTTTCCAGAGCGCATTTGCTTTGAGTTGGTTACTGAGTTAATAGCCTCATCGTTTGGGCGTGGGATTCTAAACTCTGCGTTACCAACGGATGTCTTGCCACGTGCCACAAGTTCCATAAGTGACTTATTACCACCTGTGGCTTCTGTGATTCTAGCAAGAAGTGATATATCTTCACCATTTGGGTTCTTGCCAGAGTAGAGATAATTCTTAAGACCCTCAGGAGTCTTGATAAACGCCTTGAACTTATCTGGTGTTGACTCAGCAAAAGCGTCTAAGTCCTTACGTCCACCACCATAGAGGAAGTAATCGACTACAGCATCCTGACGGAACTGACCTTTGGCTACTGCTGCCTTGATTTGAGGTGTATCAAACCCTGCAACAACACGAGCAAACATATCTGAGTTAAGCATACGTAACTGATTTGCTATGCCATCGAAGAAGCGCTTGTGACCAAAGCCAACTGCGCCGACATTCTTGAACTGCAAGACCTTAAAGTCGCGTTCGTCGAACGCTCCGCCTCTGCCAGAGTTCATCATATCTACATATGAGTTCTTTGCTCTTTGACCAAGGCTTTCATCCAAGATGTCTAGTGCGTCATCACCAGTTGAGAATGCTTCGTCAAAAACTGTGTGGCGATAGGTGTCGAACTGGCGAAGTACTTTACGCCAAGACTTACCCTCATCGCGCCCAAGCCACATAGCCAAAGCCATACCTGGGTTATTAAAGAATGAAATGTGTCCAGTTGCTGTAACACGAATCTGCTCTTCTGCAATGTTACGGATGATATATGCTGGACGAACCAACATTATCTTCTTCCAGAAGTTACCGATAAGCAAGTCACCGATTTCTTCACCCTTGGAAAGGGTCTTATACTTAGAAAGACTATTTGTTAAACGCAGAAGTTCTGTTACTGGTGGGAAGTATACGGTTGAGTTTAGCAACTCAGATGAAAGGTGTGGTCCAGGAAGGACAACGCTTTCACCCTTTAGGTTCATATACTTAAGTTCTGCTCCAGCAATGTGGCGCTTAGCCCAGTAGGATGACATCTGCTCTGCTGATGACTCGAATGCTGTGGTGTACTTCTTGAAAGCATCCTGCATATGTGGAGGGATGTTGTCAGCGTACTGATTAAACACAGCCTTCATCAATTTAACTGATGATGCGTAGCCTGCAACTGCGTGAGTCGAGGCATTTGCTATCTCATCAATAAGTTCATCAAGAACATTCTTGTTCAACTTAGCGGCTACGCCGAAATCTTCTACAGAACGGAGAAGTTCCTCTCTGTCGTGTACGTTTACAATGGAGCCAGCCTTAACCTTGGTCTGATAACCACGCTTAAACGGCTTAGCGATGAGGCTGTATTGTCCCTTAAAGCCTGCGTTAACGCCTTCAAATAATGCAGCAACCTTACCGTGGTCTTCCATACGAGACTGAACACGTGCACCTACACCCTGTAGGGTGCGAACTGCTGGCATTGCAAACTTTGTACGCTCTGCTGCTTTGATTCCAGCACGCTCTAAAATGCCAGGCTTAAATACGCCAGCCTGAATTTCACCCTTAAGCAGATATGGTGCTAGTGCGTCAACAACGTCATCTGGAGTAGTCGCATCAGCCAAAGCCCTTGCCACATCGTGGGTAATGCGACCATCAGCCTTACGCCAAATCTGCTTCCAGTCTGTCATTTCTACAAGTCTGTCAACAGCAACTGTGCCATTACCATTAGTCAAGAACTCTGCAATAGATTGATATGCGAATTCTGGACGCTCAAGAGTCTGGTTTATATTAGCAAGACGTTGGACTTCAATCTCCCAAGCCTTACGCTTGTCCTTAAGACTTAAGGTAGCATCAGAAAGTTTTTCAGAAAGAGTACGCTCTGCCTTCTTAGCCTTGGCAGTATCCTTCATAGCACGAGCACGTGCTGCTTCCATTATGCGCTGAGTGCGCTCACGTTCTGCAACCTGCTTGATAGAGAACTTTTCTGCCTCTGATGCTTCCTTAACAAAAGCAATCGACTTCTTTTCAAGTTCTTTTGCTGCAGCAATAGCCTCAGGGGTTACTGGTGTCTCAGGAACAAGAGCCCTTGCTCCAGCAAGTTTATCCTCAAGTGCTTTGATTGAAGCCTGTAGGTTATCAAGGTCATCTGCTGTATACATAGGTATACGACCTGCTGCTACTGCTTCAGAAATTTCTAACTTAATCTGTTCTAATTGCTTAGTCTGCTTAGCAAGAGCATTCTGTGTACGCTCAACAACCCTAGGAGCCTTAGATGCTTCTTCAAGAGCCTTGCGTGCTTCTGTAGCAGCGGTTGCTTTCTCACTTAACTGAGCCTTAGATGCAGATATTTCGTCAAGTCTAGCCTGTGCAACACGTACACTAACAGCAGACTTAATTGCATCTTGAGACTTACCAGTTGCAGCAGCGCGGGCATCTGCAGCAGCACGGGCTGCACTCTCAACATCAAACTTTTTTAGTTCTTCTGATTGCTTGAGGATTGCCTTTGACGCAATAAGGGCTTGCGCTTCTTGTTCTTCAATCTTTGTGAGACGGTCCATAGTCTCGGCTGCAGCCTTAAGAGCACCTGATGCTTGCTGTTGTTCTGCAAGTTTACGAAGTTGCTTAATTTGCTGCGCTCTAGCAATACCTGGGTCAAGAAGGAATGAGCCAGCAATATCTGCTGCTAAGGCAATGTTTGCACCAGCAACTGTTTCTGGATTTCCAAGCGTAAAAAGATTAGAGAATGTATCGCCAAATGCGGTACGTGGTCGGTATCCAAGTATCTTGCCATCTGAATTCTTAATAGCAATCTTGGCTGCGCCCAATGAAGCCTGACGAGCAGCGTGTCCAATTCCCATTTCTTCTGATGCAAAGAATCCTTCACCCATTTGGATGTCTGGAAACTTTTTCTTTTTAGCATCAGTAATAGACTTGGTAATTACCTGACCATACTGAGTTTGGTTAAAGGTGCTTTCTGCTATCTGACCTTGTTCTTCGCCACCAATAAATGGGTTGATTCCAAGTCCAGCGGTAACGCCAGATACAACGCCACGCTTTCTTACTTGCTCAAGAGTGGTTCGATAGGTAGCGTCAACAAATTGTGGGATTGCGCTAAGTACTGTTACAGCACCACGAACACCAAACTTAATTGCTTGCCAAGCCTGACCACGAGCAGTGTCCTTGAACTTTTGAGTCTCACGTTGAATTGCAACATCTTTTTGGTTAGCAAGACGCTCTTCACGAGTGGCAGCATCAATGTTAGCAATGCTAGATGCAACACCAGACTTAGCATCCACACCAAGTTGAGATAGTGATTTGAGAACACCAGGAGAAGAAATATTTCCCTGTGCGTTCTTCTTAATCAACTCAGCCTGATAAGGGTTAACTGATGCTGCGGCAGCATAAATTGCTTCAGCATCAATTTGAGCCTGTGTAAGTATATTAGAAAGTTTTTTTGGGTCAGCCACTACTGCACCATCTGCTGCTCTTCAAAGTCCATTGTTTCTACAATGGCACGAAGGTCTTCGTTGCGTGGGTCTTGCTGGTACATAGCACGAATAATTTGACGTGATGGGTCTTGTGACTGCGCTAAACCTTGAGGTAGTGGGTTTACTTCAGTTCCTGCACCATCACCGAATGGCATACCGTAAGTAATTGGGCGGTCAGGGTTATCTGATGGCGCAGTAATTGGAGTTACTTCAGGTAATGAGATTCCTGCTACGCCTTGAGTTGCTGCAGGTTGCTGTCCCATAGCAAGTCCTGAATTAGCAGCCTCATTGACTGCCTTGTTCTGACCATATGCAAAGCCTGTGTAGTCGATGTTTGGAACGCCGTCGGCTGAACCTGCACCACCGATTGCTGATACACCAGTGTTGTTTTGTGGAGCAAGAGGACGATTTCCGCCTCTGTTCTCTTGTGGTGCAGTAGTCATTGTGGCTCCCTACTTAGAATGCTTAAATTGTGTTTTGGATAGATATGGACCAGCGGTAAACGCTGTAAGTTTAGATGCAATCTCCATTGCTTCGTAAGCATCGGCTCCTGCGTGCAATGCGCCTAGTGCAAACGGTGCACCAGAACCTGCTCCGTAAACTCCGCTAATGTTTTTACAAACTGACAACTCATCATCAATGTCGAATATCTCACCGCATACTGCGATTAGAAACTGAAATCTTTGCTCAGTCTTAGCCTCATCAAAGTTAAATCCATTTGATGATAAACACTTACGTAGCGAAGGCATTGCCTTAGATACCATAAAGTGAAATAAATCTTTCTTGTCAGTCTTGGTTGCGACTGGTGGCTCCCAAATATGTTGGGCTACATCGCAAGGTAGTACCTCGCCTGCGCCTGCAATTAAGAAACCATTACGTGCTGAAATCTTTTTAACATTTGGATGAGTGTAGATATACCCAGCATCATCTGTGGTTCTACTATCAGCAACCAGGACACAACTGTCGTCGTATTCAATACCAATCAGTGTTGTCATTGTCCCCTACTTTGTCATCTCTTCGTTGTTGTTGAGACTCTTGCTGAACCTCTACCGCTTGATGTAAGCGCTGAAATTAATGTTTGCATATCAGGTCGTTGCTGTATTGCAGGGGCTGCGCCCTCTGGAGCCATACCTTCAGGTGGAAGAGCGCCTCCTGCTGGAGTAGCGGCGGGAGCAGGGGACGGTTGCTCAACCATAGATGCTTCCCCAGCAGGAGGAACTTGTTGCTGCGGAGCGAAGGTTGCTTCAATCGCATCCTCAAGCGCCTGTCCCTTTTGGCGTGCTTTGATAACCGCAGCAATTTTACGAACTACCTCTGAGGCATCTCCGCCAGATGCAGCCATCTGTGGAATGGCTTGTGTATAGGCAGTAATGGAACCAAGAAGAGAATCTCTCATCTTCTCGATTTCAATCTTTTCTAGTTCTTGTGTGACGTTAACTGTGAATGGTAGTTCACGCATAGCCATATCCTTAGAGATAAGACCGCCACCAAGTGCTTGTAGCATAAAGATAAGACCCTGTGCTGGGTTAAGACCTGCAAGCATTCCGTAACGAACATCGGCTGAGTAGTCAGACTTGATGTCCTTAGAAGGCTTGTATGTGATTTCATATGGGGAACCAGCGTCAACACCACGAATGGTCTTCTCATCTGGGAAAATTTTCTCATCAACTTCAAAGCAAACGCTGATTACATCACGAAGTGTTGCAGCGAAGATTGCTTGTGCTGATTTAACCTGGGTGTCGAATGCACCCATAAGAGCCTGTACGCCTTGTCCTGTGACGATAGAGGCATCGATGTTTCCAGTACGTCCTTCTGGATAACGTGCACCAACGCGGAGTTCTTGGTTGAGTAGTTGCTGCTCAGTAAATGCGCCCTGTGGTACATTTAGTTCCACACGACGAACACCCGCTGGGTTGGATGTACGGATAACCGCATCTCCACCTAATTGTAGTTCCTGTACATCTTGTGGTAGTACGATAGGAGCCTGGACAGACTTCTCTGCTGCTTCCATTGCAAGCAACGCAAAGCGATTGCGTAGCAACTGGATACCGAGAACGTCATCAAATTGCCCACGTAGTTCTCCATCGATAGATGGCTTACGTGCGATGACTACCATCATCTTACCGAGAGGATTTGCAGCCCTCGATAGAACTAGGTTGTCCTTTGATGGGATATAGATAATTGACTGGTCTTTGTCGTAATAGCGAATTAACTCAACCTGAGCATTCAAGTCCTGCTTATAACCCATAGGTCCAAGGAGCATTGAATCGTATTCAGGGAACTGAGTAACGAGTTCGCCAAGTGTCATCATATATCGTTTTGCGAATGCAACACAGCGTCCGTAGCGGTCAAACTCTGGGTAAGCCCCCACTGGGTTTTCTACGCGGATGCGTGGCATCTTGCTTTCTTCGTCTAATTCAATAATGAATGGGACGAAACCAAATGTGATGTACCAGTCAGCACCTGAGTACATCTGCACAGCCAAATCAGAATGCTGGAAATAGTTCGCAGCGATTCGGGTGCGCTTGTCTGCAAAAGAACGAGCACGGTCATTGACTGCATTCGCTGCTGAGCAGTTAACGGCTGGAAGTGGAGCCATTACTTCCGAGAGGTCGCGAGCAACGATGTCGATAAAGTTTGCGACTACGTTAGCGTCTACGCCATCTGGGAAGAAGTCTGGGTAAACCTCTGAAATCTTGCCCTTACGGACAGCAAGTACGTCAAGGTTGCGTGAGTCACGCTCATTGTTGCGATAGCGCAGCGACTGAACGCGGGCTGCAACCTGCTCCATTGATAATGCCATTGTTGTCCTATCCGTAAGTTTGTGCCCATTGCTCTGCAAAGGCTTCGTCTAAATTCAGTGAACCACGATTGGACATCTGTGCCCTCGTTGCCCATCGGTTGGTTTGGTACTGTCCCACTCTGGATGACTGTTGCATCAACTCACGAATGCGGATTACCGCAAACCATAAAGCCATAACGCAGTCGGTAGGGTTCTTGGTGTCAGGCTTCCACGTAATCAACTCTTGAACTAAAGTCTTAAGACCTTCGGAGCCTTCGTTAGAAGGCAGTTCGATAATGTTGTTATCGTTAAAGCGTCCATCACGGCTGTTGCCAAAGAGCATTGCCATAGATGCCACACCAAAAGATGTGTCCCACTTGTTCTTACCAGTGAAGTGTGAGTTCAACTGGCACCCATACTGGGCTAGAAAACTTCTTAGATTCTCATCCAGGGCGTAAGCCTTCTGGTGAGCGTTGATTTCGATTCGTACTTCTTGGGGCTTGTACTTCTCAACCCAATCTTCAATCAGATTCTGAATCTTTGCTGGTGTTGGTTCAGTCATATTGACCGCATCTAAAACGTAAATCTTGCCATCGGCTCGGTTGTACGTAGCGATGACTGCGCCTGTGGCGCCCGACATAGCAGGGTCAAGACCCATCACTGTGTAGGTGGACTCTAAATGCTTAGGGTGTCCAGGTATTCCAGCCTTTAGTGGTCCGCGCTTTCGCATTCCGTTGATGGAAGATTGCACACACAATGGTGAGAAGATGCTGTCTTCTTGGACATCCTCTTGCTGGTAGACCATAGCCCAGACAGAGGGTGCGACTTCAGAGCGACGCGTAAAGAGAGAAGGTCCGTCCCACTTGGGAAAAAGTCCGTTCTCATCTGGCTCGTCCAATTCATTTTCTTGCTGGTCTGATTTAGCCCAAAGCGTTTTCCAGTCAGCGGGCTTCTCATCAAACTCAAGTACGGCTGGCATAGCGCAGTAGGTGAACGGGGACTTGCCACCGCTCCACTGCTTTGGGTCACGCAACATCTTATAAAGGTCAATCGGTGCCACTCTGGTTCCGACAATAATCAACTTACCGTGGCGACCAAGACGGGTGATGACTTCTTTCTGAAGCCAGTCCATCTGTTTTTCCCACTCGTGGGCGTTTGACCCCATCACTGCGTCATCGACGATAATCAGGTCAGCACGAGCACCGTAAATCTGGGAACCGATACCGAGGGCTTGGACCGTTGGGTCCTTCTCGCCTGAGTCTCGACCTGTGCCTAGGTAAATCATATCTGCTTGCCACTGGGTGGCATCTGCCTTGTATCCACCATTAGGTCCAAAGGCAACCTGTAGTTTAGTGTAGGCAGGGTGTGAGAGTCTTGTCTTGATAGCCCCTAGGAACTTACGAGCCATACCCTGGGTCTTAGAGACGATAATGACTCTAGTGTTGGGGTTGGTCACAATTCGGTAGACCACGTAGTTGGTCGTGATGACCGTGGACTTGGCGTGCTCAGGTGGAACGTTAATCAGGATTCGGTTCATCGCCGATGGCTCGTAGGTCATAGCGGGATGTAGCCATCTCGGTTCCCGACCCTCAATCATATCGAACCAATTGAGGTGGTGGGGGAAAAGTTTGGTGTCTAGGAACTGCTCGCAGAAGTCAGGGAACTCGATGTCCTTAAGTTCCTTTAAGTCCGCTTTGACGCCTTTGCCCTCTAGGCGGGCTTTTTCGGAGCGTTCCTTAAATTCAGGGTCCTGCATCACCCATTGGCGGAAGGTGGTGTCATTACGATTGACGGTACCCATAGCCCCAGTGATGGTGTTGCCCTGGGCTAGTTGGATGAGAACTCGCTCCTGGGCTTCCTTCTTGGACATATCCTGCTTGCCCGCTTTGCGTCCCATTTAGTGTCCCATCTAATAAAATCCCACAGGCGTTTGGTCTATACCTTGCGGTATTTCAGGGACGTGTCTGTGGGGACCTAGGAGTATTCTGCAGTCTTCTCTAGGTTCAATCCTGTACCCCACCCAGCGAACGCTTCTGACAACAATTCCGAGTGGGGAATAAAATCCCCAACGTGCCTTAGCAGAGGCTGGGGTACCCAGGCTTTTCTGCAGTAGTCTCTGGGTCTGTACCTGTGCCCCTCTGGGGCAAAATATAACACCTATCACGCCTATAAAATAACGGCATAACTCTGGCGCATTCCTACGAAGTAGGTTCGATATTTATATATTATATCGAACGAGCGAAGCCCTAGCGAAGCGAAGTTCGCTAGAACTTTAATAAGTTCTTGCTATATAAGATAACCCGTTGGAACGGGTAAAACCGAACACTAGGTATTAAATATATTTATATATGGGGGCTAATATATATAAAAGCCCAGGTCAGCCAGGGCTTTATAACAGAAAAATTTAGGGTAAGACATATACATACATCGTACACAATCTTAATACACCTAGGGTCAAAACATTCTGACTACATACAATTGTCGACATATCGACACTGACCTGTCTCTGTAGATTGTCCACTATATGAGACCCCTGACGGGTCTCTATTTACTTTACATAATAAATGAAAAACGGATTATCAAATCAAAATGGGAGATGGTACTCTCCCCCTGTGCATAACCCTGTGGATAACTTTGCCCCTGTGGATAAGTCTCATATGGCGGGGAAGTAGTTGAAACTTAAACTACTTTTCAATTGTCGACAAATAGACTTTTCTCCCTTGTCGGTTGATGTGATGTAAATCACACGATTTAGACTTGACAAGCGTGTAGGCGTGGGATAAGTTACGTGTAACAACTTAATACCAAACCAACAGGAGGAAGAAAATGCAAAAAACTTTCAGAACTCACAAGGATTTGCTTGTAGACGTAATCCGCACAACTTGCGGAAATTGCTACAAGGAAGCAACAGAGAAGCGGGTCCACGTGGGAAGCATTGAGGGGTTTATCTTCTGCTCAAGAGAATGCGGTATGGATGCTATGAAGCGTAGTGGAAAGGTGGTGAAGTAATGTTAAAGGTAGGAGATACCCCTAGATTTCCCTTAGCGTCTGACGCTTGCCAAATCTGCGGGCGGTCCATATGGGGCAAATCCCAATGGGTCCACCTAAGCATATGGGGCACGATTCTCCCCCTAGATTATGAGGGCGAAGATTCGCAGGGCTGTTGGCAGATTGGGGCGCGATGCGCCTCACAGATTGAAAAGGAATTGCTAAGGACATTTTAGGCAAGTGATGCAAATCACAGCCCCGCACCCTTGACAGAGGGCGCAGAGTACGAGACTCTAGCGGGGCACGGGAACAATCCCACAATGACAGGAGGCAAGACAATGGAGACAACAACACCAACAGCACGCGAACAGTTCGTGAGCGACTACACCCTAGTGGTGGATAACACAGTCGGGGCGTGGTTAGGTCACATTTCAAAAGCAAAAAATGGTAGCGTGGCTGTAGTGTCGGAGAAATTGCAAGAAGATTTTGAGACAACTATCACGCAAATCTGCGACATCGCACGGGCTGCAGGTCTCACCACAGGGGCAGACCTTGTCTCTCAAATGCTCATCGGTTGGGGCGCGGATACATTCGACAGCATCGCCCGTCATTACATCTACGCAGCAGATGAGGTCAAGTGATGGAGTTCACACAGGAGACACTTAAAGAGATTCAAAAACAATTCTCCCAACAATGGACAGAGTTTTGGAAGAGACTAGAGGAGGGCAAGAAATGACAGCGGAAAGAATCGGACACAGCGGGGCGATAGTAATCACCGCGCTAGTTAATTGGGAGGGCGTGCGATGGTACGAATCCTCCACCTACTACGGCTACACAGTACGAGAGGCGAAGAAATCTTTTAAGGAATCTTGCGAAAGATTGAAGTACAAAATAGAAGTGTGATGTATCTCACACGGAAAACTATTGACACGCGACAGCACCTTGCACCACAATTAAACCAACCAACTAGACAGGAGAAACTAGAAATGAATGCACAAGAATACCGCAAGACCCTTACACCCTTACAGTCTAAGGCGTTTCATAAGTTGCTAGAAACTAGGCTACAGGAGGCGGGGTACTACCGCAGAAACGTAGAGACCAACAACGCAGCAGACGCACTACAACGTGGCGCGGTTAAGGAAATGCAAGAAGAATTCGAGACCCTTAAAGGCGATTACTATCAAGAGAAAGAAGAGATTGAGCGACAGATTAAAGAACTACAGACCCGCGCCTCTCAACTATGGGACAACTACCGCAAGGCAGAAGACGAACTCTATCACAAGGCTTACCTCAAGGTAGAAGACAAAGTGCAAGAGATTCACAAGACACGAGGCAACGCCTCACAAGAGCGCGAGATTATCGAGACCCTTACGATTTCAGAATATCAGAAACGACTAGACAAGAAGACACGAAAGGCGGTTGCATAATGAAACAGATGAACCAACGAGATGCGATTCACTTCATCGCAACGCAGCAGGATTTCAAGGCGTCTGCCCTATCGGGTAGTTATGTAAAGTTCACCCCATCTACGGGGCGACTAGACCCTGAAGAGTGTGCCAAATTACGAGACGCGGTAGCCCGCTATGTGGTCTTCTCATATGGCACACCTATCGCTTGGTATGGTGAGCAGGGGTGGTATGTAGTAGAGCAGAAGTTCAGCGTTACCACAAGCAAGCACCAAAACTATGTACGCCGAGCCATCGCCGAGAGTATGGAGATAGCAGTATGACACGCAAGCCAACGCAAGCAGAAATTATCGAGACAAATGCCAACCTCACAAAGACCTGCGACAAGTGTTCAAAGGTTATGCAAGCGGACGGGAACTACGGGACTTTCCCAAACGCTTTAACCCTTAACGTGTCGGGTGGGTACGGCGAATTCGTGGACACGATTTACCCTGATAGCAAAGAGTTCGAGTTCAATCTGTGCCACAAGTGTGCACACAAGTTGATGAAATCTTTCTTTCCTCAATGGTCATTCTCTCACTGGCACCCACGCACAGAAGATAAATTCTGTGATGGTTGGACGAGGGAAGGAAGGTTCGAGGAATGGAGTTAACAGAGGTGGACACGATTCAAGACCTCAAGGAATGGGTCGAAGAGAATATGCAGGGCGCACGATTGACAGTAGATAGTGCGGGAGATATTGTAATCCATACAGGGTTGATGTCCACGATGGGCGGATACTTACACAAGACAGGAGATGAAGAATGAAAGAATATACAGCGGAAGAGTGGAACTATATCCACGATGCAGCAGCAGCACCTTGGGGAGATGAATAAATGAAACTTAACAAACGAGGCAAGCAGGTACGAGCACTCTTTATTCTTGCAGGTATCGGGGCTTTGATATGGTTTATGATAACTGGATTTTGGTGGACAGAGAATGGAATCTGTATCGGGTCAATGTCCGATTGTTTGGTAGGTGGATTATGATTCTATGTGGCGACCATCTCGTAGATATTAAAACCTGCGGGTGCAGACCTTGATAGCCTTGACACTAGCAGGGCTACCGATTATAGTTCTATGTGTGTTAGGCATAGTACTAAGCGGGCAACCAATAGACGGAGGGGAAAAATAAATGGAGCAGTGCGTATATTGTGAAGGAGTAGCAGACTTCATACAGATAGACGGCGACTGGTACGTGTGTACTGGTTGCATCAAAGACGGAGAGACAGATACCGAAGGACAGGAGAAAACAAATGAGCAGTAAAGAACAGATTGACACAGCAATTGTCACACTAGAGCAGGCTATGAAGGCACTACGTGACCTTGGATTTATTACAGAGGCGGACGAAGATGAGTAAGTACGTAGTAATCTGTGAGGCAGAAGGGTGCGAGGCAGAGAACGAAGAATGGGAAGATAGAAACGGAACCTATTGGTTTACCTGTTCTACCTGTAACTATGACAACGAAGTTGTCTACGATGAGAGGGCGTAATGAATACCTATCGAGTCTCATACAAGGTAGAAGGCGTGCGGATTGTAGATGTTCACTTACCTGATGGCGTCACCCCACCCAAAGGGTTTGCATTATGGGAGTACACAGAGCAGGACGAATGGCTATGGGAAAATCAGATAGGTAAATCAACTTACCTTGAGGATATACATTTCGCAGAGGCAGAGTCAGTTCTCAAGGTGACACATCTCAAGGCAGTATGAAGTTAGTTAAACAGGCAAGTTTACTTTACATAATATTATTCTTCGGGGGTGGTGGAACTCTCATCATACCCTACCTAATAGCAATAACAGTTCTATACCTGACAGGAGTAATCGGTTGAATAACGATAGAGATTGGCACAAGCAGGGGCTATGTGTTGGACACCCTGACCCTGACCTATGGCACTATGACAATAGTGTGATGGCAGATGAGCAGCAGTTGCAGGTATTGCGTAGCGTTGAGGCAATAGAGATATGTCACACCTGCCCTGTAAAGTTTGATTGCCTACAGCAAGGGCTAGAAGATGAGAACATCTTGTGGTCTATCGGTGGCAACGGGTCTATATGGGGTGGCAGGTTGACCTCAGAGCGTGCCTTAATGAAGGGATATAAGCACACGCACAATGCGGTACGGCACGAGCAGCGACACGCAAGGAATGTGAGGGCGAAACTTGGTAGACTTGTCAGATGAAAAAACGAATGATAATCCTGATACTTCTATTCATATTCGCTTGGACTTTCCCTCTCACCCACGATGTGGAAGTAAAGGTTAACATCGGTAAGCCTTTACCTAAGGAGGCAGTAGTGCAGACCAAGGCTACACCTGAGCAGAAGTACCACAACAAGGTGATGGCTATGCGCTATGCCAAGGCAGGGTGGAACTGGGATAGGCAGCAGCGCAGATGTATTTATACCCTGTTCACTAAGGAAAGTCGCTTCGACCATCTAGCCGACAACCCTATCTCTAGTGCATATGGGATAGGGCAGGTACTCAGGGAGACAAGCAAGCACCCTGATATACAGATACTCAACGCCTATAAATATATCAAGCACCGCTATGACACCCCTTGCAGGGCACTCAAGCATCACCTTCGCAAGAACTGGTACTGATGTTTGACCTATACAACCTAGAGAACCCGACCCTTGCCTGTATCTGCGGTTGCCTGATGTTCGAGGTGACAGTGATGTGGGATAGCGAGACACGGGAGGTAGGTTGGTATGACTTAAGACAGAAGTGCAAGGAGTGTGGCACAATTAGCACAGCACCAACACCTATTGACGGAGAGATGTAATGCCTAAGTACGATTACAAATGCAACACCTGCGGTGGTGAGCAGGAGATTGAAAGAAGTATCGGTGACAGCACCGAGCCAATCTGTTGCCAAACCACAATGAGTAGGGTATGGTCAGCAGTAGCAGTAAAGTTTAATGGCACTGGATTCTATAGCACAGGAGGATAAGATGAACACAGTACAAAGTTGGAAAGAGATTGTCGAACTACATCACGCAGAGTTGATACAGGATTACCCTGAGATACTATGGGTTGATTCAAGTGAAGTGGATTATGATTCTAAATCAGAGTGAGCAGGGTCAAAGTCCTCATCTTTGTATGGCTTGAAGCCACCAATCTTGTGGATAAGTTTCTTGATGGCACGCTTGTTACGCATACGAGCAGTGTCCTCACTACCTAGTTCCATCTCCTTGGCTATGTCATCGAAGTGCATCGCCTCCGCGTAGCGTAGGAACAATAACTTCCTATCGTCCTTGCTTAACTTCCAGAATCCATAGTCAACTTCAATCATCATAGCCATAAGATTGCCACCCTCATTGGGTGCGCTGGGCTTTCCTGGTCTACCAAGATTCAACTGAGCAGTGATATTAAAATCACCTCTTAAGACAGAGGGCAACAGTGCCTCAACCATATCTGCTTCGTAGTAGAACAGGTCAGAGGTTTCATACCCACCTGACTTAGCCTTCCAATGCTGACAGTAATCCAACGCTTGGTTGCGTAGGCTACGATAGATTAGATTCTTTGCGTCCTTCTCACCGATTGCTTCCCACTCATTAAGTTTATTGGGGTGAGTAACGAACCACTGATACAGTTCCTGCTTGATGTCATCGAAGTCCAACTCAAACTTCTTGTGGTACTCACTAGCAACAGAGTCGACCACATAATCCCAATGCTTGATGCGCTCCCACTCAATCATATAATCTTAAACCCTTGGTCAACGTGGATAAATCCAACCATCTTCATCTTGTTATTCTTGTTGACGAACTCAGTAGTAGATGGCAACCACTTCTCTGCCCACTCTATTTCTTTAAGGTCGAGCAAGGGAAATGCCCAGATACCATTAGGTGTGGAGTTCACATACCAAGGGGATAGCCCTAACTTAGCAGACTCTTCAAGCAAGAAGTCATACTTCATCTTCTCAATCAAGAGTTCAGGGTAGTGAGTACGTCTACACTTTAGTTCTATAAATAGTTTTGCTTCCTCAGATATACAGTCGAAGCCATCGTACACTTCGGGGGAGTGAGTGAGGTCGGGGAACTTCTCTGTCTTAAGCCAGTCAAAGAGTTCCTGCTCTTTCATTTATCCCACTTTCCTCGCAATACTAACAGTCCAATTATACCATAGTTTGCTATGTCCTTGAAGGAATCCTCAAGCGGTTCATTCTCTGCGCTCACGTTGCCTTGCTTAGTGAGGTTCACAATGCGGGCTATCTTGTCCCACATACGTACTACTAACCCATTGGTTGCACCATAAGGGGAGTTGCTAATGTTCTTCGGTCCGTAGTCCCTGTGCTTCTTGATGAGCAGGTCGCCTAGTTCCTGCATCACATCGCGTACATTTAACTCGAACTCTGCCCAGTTAGTAGAGGTATCTGTATGGTCAGGGTTAGCATCGAATCGTTGACGGAGTAACTCTTCACGCTCATTCCTTGTCCTGCCAAGTGGGTTATAATCTGCCATATCTCTTCACTCTCCGCCTTCTTCATCTTTGTCCTTTGATAGTAACTTCTCTATGTTCTTGTCTAGGTTCTGCATAGCAGACTTAACTACCATATCCTCGACCAATTCGTCAATCATATCGAACCCCATCTCCGCTGCAAATAGAGTGATGAATGTTGATTGTGTCATCAACTTAATCTGCTCTGGTTCTTCTGCGTGATGGTATAAAAATCTAAGTAGTGACCCTAAGAGTAACTGCATACCATTAGGTAGTATGTAATACGGGTCGAACTCTTCGTCATCATCTAAGGTATGGTCTACCAAATCAAATGAGTTATCGAACTGAATACCACAGTCGTGACAGTAGGATTCAGGTGGTTCGTTAGGGTCAAAGTCCAAGTCTATGTATCCATCTTCTCGTGAAACCAACCTGCCCCTGCTTGGACAAACATTGAGTTTACGTCTTCCCCTTCGGGTAACTGAACAATAGTAACAGGTAGTTCACGAGCAAGCCCTCTGGCAAACTCTGTGCCTGGCTGGTCGCCATCGGCGAATACGAATACTCTTTCAAAGTCTGCAAGCAATCTTGTATAGTGTCTCTTCCAAGAGTTAGCACCAGGTACACCGACACAAGGGATACCAACACAGTAACTTAGTGTCACAGTATCCAACTCACCTTCACATACACCAATGAAATCTCCTGCTTGTTCTATGTCAAGCACGTTGTACATCTTAGTCTCTGCACCAATCATACCCATATACTTAGGTTCAACTGCAGGGTTAAGACTTCTAAATCGTAGGTCAACTACGCCAGTCTTAGTTACATAAGGTATAGCAAGGCGTCCTGCGTACTGCTCGTGCCCAACTTCAGGTTCCGAGACTACGCCTAATGACGCCAGACGTGCTACTTCCTGACTGATGCCTCTGCTTTCTAGGTAATCTGATGCCAGATGAATACTTTCCGCGTACTTCTTGCTGGCTTTGCCCAGTAATTCCCTCTGCAAATGTCCTTGCTTCATTTATATTTATTCCCTCCTGTTGACTTATGATTTGTAAACTGTTGCCCTGAACGCCACAGGCAAAGCATATAAAGATATTCTTATCGAGGTTGGCACTACCTGATTGGTGCGTATCTGAATGGAACGGACACTTAAGGTTGACCTGCCCGTGCCCTTGTCGAAGGTTCGCACCATAATGACGGAGGACATCTGCAATGTTCGGCAAATCATTTTCTATCCTTGTCACCATTACCCGTCTTCTCCTTTACCCACTGCTCTAAGTCTTGCACAACCCACGCCTTATCTATCCCTGCGTTACGACGCTTAACTATTACATAGTGCAACGGAACTTCTGGTAAGTTACGTGCCTTTGCATAGTTGACTGCTTCTACTTGTGCCTCTCGCCAAAACTGTGGCAAGTCCATCTTCTTTACATTCTTAAGTTCAAGTATGTAATTCTTTCCTGCGATGGTGGCAACTAGGTCGCCTTCATCTTTAGCACCAGCCTTAGTTAGACGCTCAACCAGCACACCGATTTGGTCACGTAACCATTTCATTGTGCCTGTCTCAAAGCCAGAACCCTTGCGCCCGTTAGGGTTTGCCACGATAAATATACCACGCAAACTCACGACCCATAAAAGTTATGGCAAGCATATAATCAAAGTCATCTCCTTCAAAGATAGACTTAGTAAAAAATATATCAAAGAGTTCTCTAAAGGATACATACTTCTCACTACCCTGATATTTGATTCTCACGATGCGCTCTTATCCTTACGCAAGATACGTTGTGCCCAAGATAGACCAGCGTTGAGTCCATCAGTCCACTCATCAGTGATGGGAACCTTGGCTGCTTCAATCTTCTGGATTAACTTCTCTGTCTCTTCTTTAATCTTTAGTACAACAAGAGCACGAGTCTCCTGTGTTACATCGTCTTCTTCTTCTCTAATCATTTCCTATCCATTCTCTGGTATGTCTTCAACATACATATACTCAGGGTTAAATGATAGCCAACAAGTCAGGTTAGCGTTAGCATCGGCACGCCCATATCTATTCTTTACAGGAGCGATACCAAGAGAAGTCCCGACAATACCAAGAGTACAGATAAGAGCGGGGAGTTGAGCCACCTTGCCTTGGAGTGCTGACCGAGGCTGGCAAGGATTGCCCAAGACGCCTTCAGAAGTATGATGTAAAATAATAATCCCAGCATTAGTTGCACGAGCAAGATACTTTAACTCCTTCATAATCGCACGCATCGAAGCGAACTCTTCGCCCCCGTCGGTAGCAATATCCATTAGGTTATCCACGAAGATAGCCTCAGGTGGTACACCCCATAGTTCTTCAAAGGCTTCGACCTCTTCAAGAATATCCTGCAGTGTGGGTGAGGATTCAAACGACCAGACTATGTGGCTTGCCTTAGTAAGCACAGCCTTAGTCCAGCCTGGGTCAGTGTTCATTAGATGTTCAACGTCAGTCTGATTCTTACCGCTAATCATTGATGCAAGACGCATAGCCATAGTGTGTGCGTTTGTATCTGCAGAAATGTACAGAGTGGGAACGTGCATACGAAGGGCTAAAGCCAGTGCTAGAGTGGACTTTCCGACACCTGGTACACCTGCAAGCATAGAGACTTCTGCTCTACGAAATATAATTTTGTTAGCATCAAATGTTTTGAAGCAACTTGGCAGTGGTTCACCGCCTATGTCGGACCTACCGACACTTCTTACTAAAGTTCTCATCGACTCTCCTGTCTTAAGTTATAAGTGGGGCAGTCACCTTCCCCGATTAACTACCCCACTTATAATTCTTATTTAGTTTACTGGCTTACACTGGTCAGGAGTTCCCTGAGGGGTTGGGCACGCCCAGAAAGCGTAAGGCTTCCCAGTTGTTTTGCTCGTTCCCTGTCGGAATATTCTCGCGCCGTGTACGCACGTTGGTGTTGTTGGCTGCGCCGATGCGGGCGGTGGGGTTTGCATTGGTGCCCCACCGAACGGATTGCCCGCCTGGGTTGGAGTTGATAATCCAGATTGCGTTGTGTCTGTAGTGGAACTCTGCGTCGATAAAGGGAGCACAGTGTAAGCACCTGCGACCTTCTTAGATACAGCAGCAATCTGTGTAGAGTAGTCGCCTACTCCTTCGAGCAATACACTGAGTTCATCAGCAGTGTTTGCACGAACGTTAATCAAATCACCATTAGGTGACTTCATAGAAACTTGTAGTTTCCAATCTTCGTTTGCCATAATTTATTTATCCTTCTTTGTGAATTGGCAGTGTTCTTTTAAGCCACAGAAACTGCACGATTGTAGGTTCGGTAGAAATATACCAGCCTTGCGTGCTTTGTCAAACCCATCAACAAAGTATTCAAGTGTGTCCAAGGTATATCTACTTAGGTCAATCATCTCTCCTGTCCCCGATTCACGAGACATCCAGTAGTTGCCTAGATTGACTTGCACTCCAAGCATCTGCTCGACTCCTACTTTGTAGAAGCCTAACTGAAGGTCAGAGGTTGGGCGTGTGCGTGAAGTCTTAAGGTCGACAATCACAAGTTGTCCGTTAACCTCAAAAATTCTGTCGATAAACATCTTCACTGGCACGCCTGCGATGACTGGGTTCAACTCCAACTCGATGGCACGTGCACCTTGCGGAGTTGTCCAAATCTTCCAGTCAGGATTGTTCTGTCTCCACTTGATGTAGTTGTCTACCCAAACAGAGCCATTGATATTCCACCAGTTAGCATCCTCTTTGTTAGGATTCTCCTTGGTGGCTCGACCTGCACGGCGTGCAGTCTCAAGATTTAGTCCTTCAGTTTCTTTGCGCCAGGCTTTAGCCCACAGTTCATTCGTTGTCGTAATCATACAACTCCGTTGCGTAGTGGAAAGCACGTCCTCCTGCTGACCAGATGGATGGTTCCTCTGGAACCTGAAGTAGTCGACCTAGGTAGTACTGATACCCACAGGTCAGATAAGTTGTGAACGCTGAGTAACTTATGTGCTCAGGTAATTCGTATGAGTCTAACTTAATCATTGAGGAAGTCTGCTAGGTAGTCGACTTCTTCACGCAGTTCTTCAACAGATTTTTGAAGTTCGATAACAGCACTTGAAAGAACTGTAAGTGCATCATCTATATTAAAATGTTCTTCTTCGTGTCGCTTAAATGGATTCCACATAATTGCTCCTGTCTTAGTTGTTTAGATAGGTCCCCTCAGAGGACAGGAGGTGACTCAATGAGGGGACCTATCTAATATTCAGTTGATTATATATTATAATATATATTATTATATAGGCGCCTTAGCGCCTTATATAGTATATTATATATTAATAATTTAATTATACACATACCCTGATTGGATACTTATGAGCGACACGCCGACATTCCCCAACTGGTTCGAAAGCCAGAGGGCAAACTTCGAGGAACAACTTACCCATCTGGCTGGCAAGCCTGACCTCAAGTTCCTCCAGATAGGTGCATACACTGGCGATGCCAGCGTCTGGCTATGTGAGAATATCCTAACTGACCCTACCTCAAGGCTAACCGATGTTGACACCTGGTCTGGGTCAGGTGAAGAACACAAGGACATCGATTTCGATAAGGTGTACGCATACTACGAGTCACGAGTTGCCCCGTATCAAAAGGTTGTGGCACTGAAGATGACCAGTGATGATTACTTTAAGTGGCACCTGATACCTGACCGAGACTTTGTATACGTTGACGGCGACCACACCTCCGCTCAGGTTGAGCGTGATGCTGAGAACTCTTGGTCCCTACTTAAGTCAGGTGGCATCCTTGCCTTTGACGATTACCTATGGGGTCAGGACTTAGCACCTGAACTCACCCCTAAGCCAGCCATTGACAGATTCCTGCTCACCCATACCAATGAGTATCAAATCCTGGTCGATAATTATCAGGTTTGGCTCCGCAAGAAATGACAAAAAGACCCCCAAGCCATAGGTTTCCCTATGACCTGAGGGTCAATGTGTCTCTATCGCCCTGCTAGGGGCGTATACGAGGATGTTTTAGAACTACTTAGTACGTCCGAACTCAGGTGAGTTGGTGTCTAGAGCCTTGAGGATAGGACCAACGAAGCCTGCTACGAATGCAGAGGCAAGCACCTTTGGGTCGTGCTGTCCTGCCATATAGAGCGCGACCACTGCTGTGGCTGCTGCTCTAAAATAAGACAGTCCGATTTGCTTTAGTTTATTTGTGTCGAACATATGTTCTCCTTATGACTTGAAGACTGGCTTACCAAATCCCACGATGAACACAGGTAGTGACTTCTTGAGAGTAGCGCCATTCTTTTTCTTGTATGCACGCTTCTTGAGGCAGACTTCTCCTCCGTTGCGCTGGTCGCCCTTCTTGTCTGGGCTGGTATTACCTTCGATACAGGTTACAGTTCCGTCTCCGTTGTCTCTAACCACGATTCCAACGTGGCTAATACGGTCAATACCATCATTGGGAAAATCAAAGAAAACAATATCCCCAGGTAGTGGAGTCGCTTCATCTACTTTTTCCCAAGCGCCCTTCTTAATGAACGCTTGCGCTCCCGCCAAAGTGCTGACCACATTAGGAATCTTAAGTCCCACTTCATTTGCACACCAATTCACGAACGAGCCACACCAAGGTAGGAAGTTAGCCTTAGTGAAAGCGCCGTACTTTGTCTCGTTATCTTTCGGACCTTCAATGACACCGACTTCCCCACGTGCCACCTTAATAAAGTCATTACGTTGACCCATTATTCACTCGCCTTCTTGTCCACCTTAGCAAAGGCAGCATTGATTTCATCTGTTGTTAGGCTTCCATCTGCTAGGTAGAAGCGGGCTAGGGCTTCAAGTACTCGTGCTGCACCAAGTGCACCAGCGAGGACTGCTGCCTGCCAGACTTCGATACCCACTAGGGAACCAGCACCGATAACTCCCAGTGCTTCTGCTGCAATAACTGCGAGGATTCGCATCATTACATTCTTCAATGTATCCATTATTCATCGTCCTTTAGGTTACGTAAGTTAAGCGTGACTGTCCAGATGACTAGGCAAATCACGATTGCATAACCAACAACTGTCTTGGCAGACCCTTCAAGGACTACCCAAGCAACGAACATTCCAAGGAGTGTCCATAGTTGATTGGCAATATCTGATAGCAGTTTCTTCATTATGGTTTTCTCCTGTACGCAGCGGTTGCGGCAGCGCCTGCTGCTGCCTGGGTTGCTATGCCACCAGCGATGATGGCTGATACGACTACCTCTTCGGCAGTCTCGCGAACTTCAGGTGGCAGGTCTGCACCCACGCTACCTAGGGCAGCGAGTGCTGCACCTGGGTCGGTAAACATTTCTTGCAGCAATGCTGCTGGGTCTTGCAATAAAGCCACAGCAATTGCGACTTCTGCTGTAACTACTACACCGTTATCCAACTCAACTGGAGTTGATGGTGGTAGACTTTCTAAATTAACATCACTTACACTTGGAGGTTGCGATGGAGTATCAGGCACTGATGGTTGTACGGGCGCTGGAGTTGGCTCTGGCAAAGGCTCAGGATTTACTACAGGCGGTTCCTCTTGGGCAACCTCAGTCGGAGGCTCAGGTGCAACTTCTGGTGCAGGCTCTGGTTCAGGTTCAGCGACAGGCTCTGGCTCTGGAGCAGGTTCTGGCGCAGGTTCCTCAACAGCAGGAGGCTCTTCAGCAGGAGCAGGTGGTTCCTCAGGCGGTGCAACAGGTTCGGGAGCAGGCTCTGGAATGGGCTGCGGAGCAGGTGCTGGTGCAACTGGCGCAGGAGCAGGGACTGGTTGAGGCTGAGGCTCAGGTTGAGGTGCTGGCTGCGGAGCAGGTGCAGGAGTTGGTTCAGGTTCCACTGCTGGAGGCGGAGTAGGTACACTTGTACCAGATTCCGTACCACTCGAAGGAGGATTAGATGTTGCAGTCGTTGTATCTACTACTGTTGTTGTGTCTTGGATTGCTGTTGGCGTATCAGAAGAAACAGTTTGAGTATCAGATGAAGTTACAGTTGTCGAAGTATCGACAGAGGGAGTCTGAGTTTCAACAGTTGAGGGAGCAGTTTGTGTCTCTACAGAGTTCTCAGTCACAGAAGGACTTGGACTTGGAGAAGAAGTTTGAGCAGTTGAAGACTCAGTGGCAGATGGAGAGGGAGAAGGCTCTACGCTTGGCTCAGGAGTTGGCGATGGAGAAGGGCTCGGTTCAGGAGAGGGCGAAGGCTCTGGAGTGGGACTTGCAGTAACTACTCCGTTGTAATAACCCAGAGAACTATCAGCAAGATTATCGCTAACATAAACATTGAACTGTCCAGCGTATCCGCCTTCACAGAACAGTCTTGGGATGTACCCTCTGCCATCAAAGAATTGAGCACTGTTGTCCCATCCGATTTGAAAGGACTGTTGGGTTCCATCTTGCCTGGCACAGACAACAGTAGCGTTAGCCTGTGCTGCTTGTGAAACAGGACTCCAAAAGAATGACGTGCCTAATACAATAAAGAATACTGCTAACTTACTTGCTCTTACTCTCGCAGAGGATAAGGTAAATCTGGTCAACGCGTTGTTCAACTCGGTCCAATCGCTCGGTGTTGATATTAACTGCGTCCCTCATCGAACCGCCACCATTCGGTTTAAGTTCTTCTAAGTAGTGCTTGACTAACCATCTGATTGCTGCTGTAAAACCACCAAGCAGAGTCATTATGGCAACGGCAAAGCCTGCCCATTCTGTTGGTGTCATTAGACCGTCCTAATCGTTATATTAATTACTCCACCGAATCCGCTAAATCGCTTATCTGGTGGGGTGGCACGTTGGAAAGATACTTGTTCGATAACTGCCTGACGGGATTCGCCAGTAGTTAGGTCTTGCCAGGTGAGTACATCACCCAATTCTTCGATGTCTTCAAGGGTAAGAATCTTTTCAAAAGCCTTACCTTCGTATCCAATCATTGAGTTATATCTGTCTGTCTCTAGGTCATAGCAGTAGACAGGGAACTGGATAACTCTCTGACGAGGTGTAGCAATAGTTGCTTTAGCCTGATAGCCCTTGAATACAGGACCCTTAGTGTTATCGGTTGCATCACGATAAAGGATAAACTTATAGGCTACATATTCCTGCGCTGTTGCAGGAGAAGATGTAGTTACTTCAATAGGATTGATAGATGCGTCGTATGAGATATGGTCATATTCAGTGCCATCTTTATCAACAGTCTCAAGAGTCATTGAGCCAAATGAGAAGTCACCGCGTCCAAGTAGGCGCTTAAAGTTCTTAGGCTCAAGTGTTCCGTATCGGATATTACCTGTAGTCAGATAGCCAGAGGTGCGTAGAGTGCTGGCGCTTTCAATATAGATTGAACCATTAGTACTGCCAGCCTTGGCTGTTACAAATACAAGTTGGTCTGTGCCATTAGCAAACGCACAGCCTGTTGTTACGTGTCCAGTAACACCGTCCATATACAAGTCATTAGCCCAAGCAAAGCGTAGGGTTTCTAATTCGTTAGATAGGTCAAGACGGATTACTCCAGCCTCACCATCTACGCCAGTGGCGCACCAGATGTAGTGGTCACGTGCTGCAAAGTCATAGCAAGGCTGTGATGTTTCTACAATAAGTGGACCATAGTTAAGTGAACCATCTTGGTCAGATACCGCTGCAGCACGAATACCCTTGTTGGTGCCAATCATCATATAGCCAAGGTAGTAATAAATTCTGTGAACAATCTCGCCTACTGGTAGTTCTGCTGCTACTACTGCTGAGGTTAGAGTTGGCATAACACCAGAGGTGTTAAGCGTGAACTTCTGAATAGTAGACTGAATGCCGTTGTATCCAGCAACATAGATAGCAGGACCTGATGCTGCTACAGATGTGTATACGTGGGTAGAAGTTGGGTGTGTATATACAGGGCTTGGCATTGCAGTTGCTGATGTTGAGAACTCATAGACTTTGTTATCAGCACACATTACAATACGGTCTTTGACGTATTCCATAGTTGCGTTTGCAACTGCACCAATCTCGTCAAACATAGTTACTACGTCGGCGGTAGATGCAGAAGAGCCAGTCAATGGCTTCTTGTACACAGTCTTCTTGGTTGCTGTATTGGTAATCCAATAGGCGAATGTTCCGTCGTCGCACATAGCAAAGACTGGGGCATCAGTGCCTGAGTTGTAATCTACGAAGTGGGTAACTGTGCCATCTAGCGCAATCTTATCTACGTCATACTCATCGCGCAGCAATACACCTGAGGTGTTGCTCCACTTGATAGAGCGTACGTGCTGTTGCACGCTACCATTGGAAGCAATAGTTCCAGTAGTTTCGTGGGTAGATGTGCAAGACGAGAGAAGTGTTACCTGTCCCTTGGTCCATACGTCCACACCTTTAGAATCGGCAAAGCGATAGCGCCCGTTTTCATCTGTTGTTGCAGGGTCAAAGAACTTGATGCCTGAACCAGAGTGGAACGATGCTTGGCTACGAATCCACCAACCAGTTAGAGACTGCTCGCCAGGCTCAGAGCCATTGTCAAACTGGTCCTTACGAAAGGGTGCAGTCTGACGGATATAAGGGCGTGAGTCATTGATTGCATAGAAGAATGGGAGTCCACCAATGGCTACGTCGTAAGACATATCGGTGTTCTGCCATACTGCTGTAGATGAAACTACACCAACGTCAACTGCGATAGACCTATTGGCTCTACCATCTGTTATGTCGCGACCAGCCACGTTACTCCTTAGATAGAAAAATTAGTGGGTAGTTTCCGTCCATACCCAGGGAACTTATTAGATGACTAGCGTTGCTGCTTCTTCTTCGGTAAGTGGTGTTCCTGCTACCAACTTAGCCTTAGCAGATGCCTTAAGTGCAGCAAGTGCTTCTGCTGCTGCTTCACGTTCTGCTTGCTCTGCAGCAAATGCTGCTGCGTCTGCTTCGCGCTGTGCAATTTCTTCTGCTGTAAGGTCACGTTCTGTAACTTCGCCTGTTTCGCAGTTAACTTCGATTGCTGTAAGTGTGTCTGTCATTTTATCTCCTTATGAGTTTTTAATACCGTAAAGGTATGCTGTGCTATTTTGGACAAATGAATTTCCGCCAAAAGGTGCCAGAGTAACGCTTGTTACTGCTGCAGAGTTTGTAATTGAATTTGCCGCAAAGTTCATATTCCAACTAGAAGTAGAATTGTTTTCTACAGCACCTTCTGATGAAAGAGTTTTAATGCCTGTTGAATTATAATTTGCTATATATATATCACAGTTAGAAAAAGTTGATGCTGTGCTATTTGCACCATTTGCTGATGCCGCAATATTAAATCCTGTGCTAGTGCTACTAGCGGTTGAATTAGTTACTGCGTAAAATCCTCGCCACTGTCTGGCAGATTCACCATTAAAATTTATATCTATATCTGTATAAACAGATGATTCGCCTGTTCTTAAAGAACATTTAACAATTAAATCTGTGTACGTGTTTGGAATTGAAGTAAATGCAATAGAAGAAGCACCACCAGACCCTACGGTCGAAGAGGCTATAAGTGTATATGTAGGTGTCGGCATATTGTCTCCTTAAGACGCAAGAATTCCGTATAGAGTTGCAGTAGTTCCAGATGACCAGTTAGTCGCACCACTAAAACCATTTGTAGATAGTGAAACGCTTGTAATTGCAGATGTAGAACGCCATAGATTGATAATGGCATCCAAGCCAGCATTTGCTCTATTAGAACGATTTATAACAGTCTTAAATGTATTTGCATTACTGTAGTTCATAATTTGTATAGTTGCAATATGTTCGCCCGAAGTTGTTGTTGGCCATCCATAATTACTTAAAGTTAAATACGTTTGGTTAGTTGACCTATCAGTAAGCACCGAAGAACCGCTACCACTTAATCGAGTTACAGAATAATTGCTTCCTGAGTCAGAATTAAAACGACCAAATATATTATTGCTGCTGCTTGATACGCCTGAAATAACTATAACTAGGTCAGTATATGAACCACTTATAGATGTAAAGTTAATAGTTGCTGCTGAACTTCCAAGTGTGGTTGTAGCAAGAGGTTCGTATGTTCTTACTTCTGGCATTTAATTACCCCTCAATTCCGTATAGCGCAAACGATGAATACTGAGCAAGATTGCCAGATTCATTAAATATTGTTATTGAGGTGATAGCATTTGTATTTAACCAAAGGCTATTACGATAACTTATATAAGTATAGTTAGAAGAAGCATTGTTATCAGCACCACCCAAAGACCTTACAACTTTATACTTGTTAGTATCTTTGTAATCAAGTATATCGGTTACAAATGCACCAAACATATTAGCACTTGAGTTGGCTCCTGTGCCATAACCAATTCCTGCTTTTGTTTCACTTGTATAACCATAAGCATCTGTTGGGCTTGTTACGCCATCTGCAAGCATAAGATGTCCAGCATAATTTGCTCCAGAGTCTCCATTGATTCTGAAAAGCGTCTGGCTTACTGCGCTTGAATTTGTACCTCTGGCGATTCCTCGAATCTGTAAATGCTTGTATCTTTGTGAAATGTCAGAGAATATAATTGATGCTACGCCGCCTGCACCAACTGTTGTTGTAGCAAGAGATACAAAGCCTTCTGCGGGAGCAATTGGTGTTGCACTAGCAGATGCAGAACTAAATACACCATTGCCTGTAGCATTACCAGCAGCCACAGTAAAGGTGTAGGCGGTTCCATTAGTAAGACCAGATACAGTTACTGGGCTAGCGGATGCGGTTCCAGTAAAGGAACCAGGGTTAGAAACAGCAGTATACTTTTGTACTGGACCACCTGTAGCGGGAGTAGAAGCAGTAAAGGCTACAGACACTGATGTATTACCAGCGGTAGGTGTACCGATAGTAATAGTAGCATCAGGAATGTCTACAACTTTATTCTTCTTGGGAGATATGTTATTAATAGCCATAGTTATGCAGGAATTCCGTAGACGTAAAAAGTTCCACCAGTAAATGTTGCTGAGCCGTTGCTGGTTCTAACAACTAGACTTGTAATTGGTACTGGATTGACATATGCAGCCTGTGGAATCCAGTCTGCTGGGTCATATTCTCCTTCTATATCGTGTGGAATTGATTTATCAATATTAAAAATTCTAAAAGCGCTTGCTTGTGATGAAGCAGTAGCAGGAGCAATAAGGAATTGTGTATCAGTTGCGCCAGTCCAACTCATACAATATGAACCAACAGATGAATCGTTATTTGGTCTAATTCCTATATTTACGGAAGCGCTTTTTGTAATTGATTGACCAACAATCCATATATGTTTATAGCCAGATAGTGAAGAAAAAGTTATAGATGTTCCTGATGCTGTTACGCTTGTAAGTAACTGCCAATTATCCTCTGGAACAATACCTGATACTGTACCTACTGCCATTATGAAATCTCGCTTCCGTATGCGTTAAATGAAACGTTTGCGCTAGATGCATAGACTGTAAGTACGTCTGTTGCGCCAAGCGTAATTCCCGCTGTGATAAATGTTGAATCAGATGCAGGTACTGTTGCTCCGTATACAATGTACTCTTCTGCAGATAGAGCAGAACCAGCAACGCGTACCGCGATGCGG